CCACGGAATTAATGACAAGGAATAATCATCATGTCAGACGCACAACACAGGCAAGGCAAACGGGGCATCCGAAGAAGTGCGGCATCGCGCATCGCGTTGTATGCCTCCCTCCCTTCGCTCAACCCAGCTCCTCCCATGCCGAAGGATTACAACGCCGCCGACTACAAGAGTTGGTACCAGACCAAGTGGTGGTATCGCGCTCGTGCGATCATGCGACGCGATCATCCGCTCTGCCAGATGTGCGCAGACCAAGGGAAGATCACTCCAATGAAGGTGGTCGATCACAAGGTGCCGCATCGAGGCAATTCCATCCTTTTCTTCAACATGAGCAACTTGTGGTCGCTCTGCAAGTTCCACCACGACAGCGTCAAGGCCGCGCAAGAACAGCGCAGCATGGCCGCCGACATCAATGGTAATCCGCTTGTGCCGAAGGAGGGATGGTGATGACGATGCTAGACTTGACCAAGAAGCCTGACAAGCCGGAGGACTTCAAGGTCGTTGTCCTCAAGGGCAAGGAGATCAGGAAGTGGGTCTGGAATGACATGGGAGGTCGCGACCTCAACCCAGAGTGGAAGAAGAACGAAGCTGCGATCATGAAGCAGATCAAGGCTGAGCTCGCCAATCGTCGCAAGAACAAGGCGCAAGAGGTCGAGCAGTCGATCAAGGATCGCAAGCAGCGCAAGCGCGAAGCAGAGAAGGATCGCAAGCTTGCTGAGAAGAACCCGCATCCCCATCTGCTGCGGCCGCAAGCGCTTGCGCCAACATCCCTCTCCCCTCATGGCACGTACCAGCCGTGGATCAGGCCACGTGATCCCGGCAAGCCTCTGTGCATCTTCGATGATCCGCCGACGATGTCTGATGGAGCACGTGAGGTTTTCGATAACCTGTCGCAGAAGATACCGGACCCTGATGCGCTTGGTCTGACGCCAGAGAAAATCTTCATGCTGGTCCGCTACTGCTACGTCCAAGCGAACCTTGTCAACAATCACTTCGATACCGTTCAACCGGAATGGGAGAAGTGGTCCACGAAGTTGGGTCATGCTGTCATGTATCCCAATCCTCAATTCAGCCAGTGGCTCGCGGCAAGCAAGCACATGACCTACCTTCATCATCAGCTGTTCGATAAGGATCATGCTCCCCTCCCCAAGGATGACGATGAGAACGGGAGCAAGGAAGATGAAGGCAAGGTAACGGCCAAGCACTTCCCTGCCTCGATGCGAGATGCGGCGACGGCGGCTGCGCGCTTGACAGAGGGGCAGGACATCAGCAACTTGATGCCGTATGGCGTTCGCATTGGCGACAAGATCAAGGAGTAGCACGTGGCAAATGGATCAAGAAAGAAGGGCAACAAGAACTCGACCACGTTCAACGCAGCAGCCGTTATCGGTACTGCCAAGCGCATCAACGCGCCAGCAGTGATCACCTATGAGGATGAGTATGCGCGCGCTGAGAGGGTGAAGGACTTCATCGAGAAGTTCTGCTTTGTGCCAGAGGGCAAGCTTGTTGGCCAGCCCTTCGTTCTCCTCCCATTTGAGCTTGAGTACATCCGCAACGTCTACAGGACGCGCAAGGGCAAGCGCATCGTCCGTCGCGCCATCCTCAGCATGGCCCGCAAGAACGGCAAGACGGCACTCATTGCCTGCCTTCTGCTCGTTCACCTAGTCGGCCCAGAGGCCGTCCCCAACACCCAGATGTATTCGACCGCGCAGAGCAAGGAGCAGGCAGCGACTGTCTTCAAGCTCATGACCAAGATCATTCGCCAAAACCCGCTCCTTGTATCCAACACCTGGCTTCGCGACATCCCCAAGCAAGCAGACGGTATCGGCCCGCAGACGACATACGCTGCCCTGTCATCGAACAGCGCGACAGCGTTTGGCCTCTCCCCTATCGTCGCCATCCATGATGAGCTTGGGCAGGCTGGCGCCATCTGTCCGATCTACGATGCTGTTGAGACTGGTATGGGCGCGCATGAGGAACCCCTCTCCCTCATCATCAGCACGCAAGCTGCGGACGACACGGCCATCCTCAGCAACATCATTGACGATGCGATCAACGCTCCTGATGAGCGAACCTACCTCCAGCTGTACACAGGCAAGGAGGGATGCGACATCACCGACACAAAGGCGTGGGAGGCCGCCAATCCGGCGCTCGACCACTACAGGTCGCGTGATGATATCCAAGACCAAGCCGACCGTGTCCTGCGTATGCCGTCGCTTGAGCCTGCGTTCAGGAACCTGATCCTCAACCAGCGAGTGAACACCGTCCGTGTCTTCATCACGAAGAACGTATGGGACATGAACTCTGCCAAGGCCGACATCGAGATGGTCAAGGGCAAGAAGGCATACGTTGCCATTGACCTTTCCTCCCGCATCGACTTGACAGCGATGATGGTTGCTGTGGAGATGGATGAGGGGAAGATTGCCCTGTTCTCCTACTGTTGGCTGCCTTCTCAAGGGATTGCCGACCGTGAGCTCAAGGACAGGGTGCCGTACCGCGCTTGGGTTGAACAGGGGTTCATCGACCTTTGCCCAGGGTCAACGATTGATTACAGGTGGGTTGTCGACAAGATCAAGGATGTGCTGAAGGACTTCGATGTTGTTGCTCTTGCCTTCGATCGATGGCGCATTGAGTTCCTCAAGAGCATGATGGATGCTGAGGGCCTCACCGTTCCCCTCCTCCCCTTCGGCCAAGGGTACAAGGATATGGCCCCGGCGGTCGAGGCGACAGAGGGTCTTGCGCTTGAGAGCAAGCTGCTACACGGCAACAATCCTGTCTTGCGTTGGTGCTTGTCCAATACGCGCGTCCTGTCGGACCCTTCCGGCAATCGCAAGCTTGACAAGGCCCGCAGCATCAGCCGCATCGATCCTGTCGTTGCGATGGTTATGGCAATTGGCGCTATGAGCAAGCAGACGGACAGGCCGCTCGGTGAGCCTCAGCTTATCTTGATCTAGCTGAAAGCGTTTTCTCTTTACTGTCATTCGTTTTCCCCTAGAGTTTTCTAGGAAGCTCTAGGAGGAAAGGGGCTAACGGTTTTCAGGAGGTCGCTATGAATCGAAACAAGCCCAACTTGGGCGCGCTGCTCTTCCGCAGCGGCATCATGAAGGTGGAGGACGGTGAAACCCGTTCGGCCACCTTCATTGCGTCTAGCGAGGACACTGATCGCTATGGCGACATCATCCGCGCGGATGGCTGGGAGTTGGACAACTTCAAGAAGAACCCTGTCCTGCTTTTCGGCCACAACAGCCGCGACCTTCCGATTGGCAAGGTCAGCAACATCGCCGTCAACGCCAGCAAGCAGCTGATCGCTGATGTTGAGTTCGCCGCCAAGGAAGTCAGCGAGTTTGCCGACAGCGTCTACAAGATGGTGAAGGCTGGCTTCCTCAACGCAGTGTCCGTCGGCTTCAAGCCGACCAAGATGCCCAACGAGATCAAGGACCCTGCCACCAACGCTTGGACTGGTGGCTTCGAGTTCATCGGTCAGGAGCTTCTGGAACTCTCTGTTGTTCCGGTTCCTGCCCTTCCCGGCGCATTGGCCATCGCTCGCTCCCTGTCTGTGGATGAGCGTCATGTCCTTCGCGTCATGCCTGACGTACTCAACGTGGACAACGGCGCGTCAGCCTTCCACGCTGCTCGTCAGCGCCAGATCGCAATGCTGCGATCGACTTACATCTAAGGAGTGACAAGTCATGAAGATCAATGAGCGAATCAAGGCGCTGAAGAAGCAACGCGCCGACATCCTCGCCAAGAGCGAGGAACTGTCCAACAAGGCCGCCAACGAGACGCGCCTGTTCACCGAAGATGAGCAGCGCTCCTTCGATGGCTTCCTGACCGAAGTGCGCGCCATCGACAAGAACATCGAGGGCCTGCTGGAGCAGGAGCGCCTGCTGGCGTCGAGCATCGACCCTGCGCCGCTTCCGGGTGATGCGCCGCGCGCCACGCCTGGTGTCGAGGTCAAGGCGTTCAAGACGTTCCCTGGCCAGTCGTTCACGCGTCTGGTGCAGGCGACGATCATCAGCAAGGGCAACATGGGCACCGCTGCTGACTACGCCATGCGCTGGAAGGACCAGACGCCGGAAGTCGAGACTGTGCTGCGCGCCATCGCTCGCTCCGGTCAGCATCCGTCGGAAGTGCTGCGTGCGGCCGTCGCCGCCGGCAACACCACCGACAGCACGTGGGCTGGTCCGCTGGTCTATGCGCAGAACATGGCCAGCGAGTTCATCGAGCTGCTGAAGAACGCCACCATCGTCGGCAAGCTGAACCTCCGTCCGGTTCCGTTCAACATCCGCATCCCGCGCCAGACGGGCGCTGCGGCTGTCGGCTGGGTCGGTGAGGGCATGAGCAAGCCGGTGACCAAGCCGTCTTTCGACAGCGTCACGATCCCGTGGGCCAAGATGGCGGCCATCGTCGTCATCACCGATGAGCTTGCGCGCTTCAGCAATCCCGCTGCGGAGATGCTGGTGCGTGACGATCTGATCACGAGCATCGCCCAGTACCGTGACCAGCAGTTCATCGATCCGGCGGTTGCCGCTTCGGCTGCGCTGCGCCCTGGCTCGATCACCAATGGCGTGACGCCGCATGCCTCGACCGGCGCCACCGTCGCCGCCATCGATGCCGATGTCGGCTTCCTGCTCAAGCAGATGGCCGCTGCGAACATGGACATGACCGGCCTGGTCTGGATCATGACTCCGTCGGCGCGCATCACGCTCCAGATGCTGCGCACGACGCAGGACTATGTGGCCTACCCGGAAGTCCAGAACATGATGTTCAAGGGCTACCCCATCGTGGAGAGCAACAGCGTGCCGACCGCCGGCACGACCACGCTCACCACCGAGCTGGTACTGGTCCAGCCGTCGGAAATCTTCCATGCTGAGGACGCTGCCATCGACATCGCTACGTCGAATGAGGCGAGCCTCCAGATGGACAGCGCTCCGGCGACGCCTGCCACGCCGCTGGTGTCCATGTTCCAGCAGAACATGACCGCCATCAAGGCTGAGCAGTACCAGTACTGGCTGCGCCGTCGTCTGGCCGCTGTCCAGTACATCAGCGGCTTCGTCGTCTGATCGAATGGGAGGAGGGCGAGCAATCGCCCTCCACCTTTCCACTTGCAGACGGGCCGCGACGGCCCCTCTGCACATGAATGGAGGATCAGATGTTGGTAGTTGCTGCGGGTCACTTCAAGCACAACGGCAAGGATTACAAGCCGCGTGACATGGTCGATATGGACGACCAAACGGCGGCTGACATGCTCGCACTTCGGCAAGTCCGTGTGCCGCATGATGAGGAGGTCGCCGCCCACAACAAGGGCGATGTCGGCACCTACAATCGTCGCGACATGACCGCTGAGAAGCGCGGTGGAAAGGGCCGCAGGTGATAGCATGGCCCTCCTCCCCTTCCTCCAACGGGCGCTGACGGCACTCAAGAAGTCCCTGCCCAATGCCGTCCACGTCACGTGGCCAGGAGGCTTCAGTGGCTCCGGCGACATGGGGCCTCCCGGTGAGTGGCAGATGCGCCAGCGCTCCTTTTCGACGGATGCGCTGGCTTCGTTTTCGGCTGTGTATGCTTGCGTCCAGATCATCTCTGAGGACCTGAGCAAGTTGCCGATCAACTTCTATGATCTGCTGCCGGACGGAACGCGCAAGATCAACTCGCGCTATCCCACCAACGCTCTGATGCGGAAGCCTAACCCGTACCAGAACAGGATCCAATTTGTTCAGAACTTCGTCGTGTCGTACCTGATGAAGGGCAACACGTTCGTACTCCTCCGGTACGACAACAGGAACCTTGTGACGCGAATGGACATCCTCGACCCTGACAAGGTCACGATGTACATCGCACAAGATGGATCCATTTTCTACAAGATTGGCATCCAGCCGCTGGCTGGCATCAATGAGAGCATTACCGTTCCGGCGCGGTACATTCTCCATCATCGCCTGATCATGTCTCCTTCCTACCCAATGGTTGGCGTTACGCCCATCTATGCCGCAGCGGCATCGACGCAGAACGGCCAGCAGATACTGTCCAACTCGCAGCAGTTCTTCGGCAATGCTGCGCGCCCTGGTGGATACCTGACCGCGCCGCAACGCATCAGTGATGAGACGGCCAATCGTCTGCGCAATGACTGGGACAGCTCATACTCCTCCGGTCGCGCTGGCAAAACGGCTGTGCTCGGTGAGGGCTTGGAGTTCAAGCCTGTCACGATGACGTATGTCGACAGCCAGCTCATTGAGCAGCTGCGCTGGAGCATCGAGGATGTGGCGCGCGTTTTCCGCGTCCCTCCCTTCATGATTGGTGACCTCAGCAAGACTTCGTTCCGTAACACGGAGCAGCTGACGCGCACCTATCTGAACGGCTGCTTGTCGTACCACATCGAGTCAATCGAGGCGAGCTTCGATGACGTGTTTGAATTCGATGGTACGATGGAGACGGAGTTTGACCTTGATGAGCTGCTGCGCTCTGAGATGGACTTGCGGTATGAAGCGTACAGCAAGGCCCTGCTCGGTGGCTGGCAGACCATCAACGAAGTCCGTCTCAAGGAAGGCATGCAGCCGATTGAGAATGGCGATGAGCCGCTTGTCCAATCTCAGCTGCGTCCTCTCTCTGTCGTTGCTGAGATGGAAGAGCAGCCGACCGTACCCGCCGCGACGGCGGGAACGCCAAGTGACGCGCCAGATCAGCCGGACACGACTGATCCTGCCGACACGGAAGATGATCAAGAGGAAACGAGCATTGACGCTGAACGTCTGCGCCGACTTCTCAACAACAAGCTCAGGATGAAGGGGATTGCTCATGCCGCGTGACAACGACAAGCTCGTGCGGTCAATCGAGGACATCGTGTCCTCGATCCTCGCTGATCACCTCGAAGCGGCGGTGAACTCTCTCAAGAGCCGCATCGAGGAAGGCATCAGGGAGGTCGCACGCACGACACTCATCTATCGTGAGGTGTGGCGCAACGATGTCTCATACAAGCGTGATGAGATCGTCACGCACGAAGGTGGCGTGTGGCTATCCCTCAAGGACAGCACCGACATCCGGCCTGGCACGGACCCTGCTTGGCGTCTTATCGTCAAGCGCGGTGAGCGTGGCCTCTCCCCCTCCATCAAGATTGATCTGGACGGTCTGCTGACCGCTCACTATCCTGATGGCACGAAGCAGGACGTTGGGTCGATCAAGGAGCTTGTCAAGTCGCTCCTGATCGAGCACGGCGCCATTCCCAAGGGAGACTGATCGTGACGCAGTACCCAACGTTTGACCTCGACACGATCAAGGATGACCTTGGCATTCCTGTCAGCGACACTACGCTTGATGCGTGGCTGACGCGACGTTGCGAGGCCATTTGGTCTGCGTTCCGTAAGTACACTGGTCAGTGGCTGTCGCCCAAGGCGACGTTCATCGATGACTGGCGCAACGCGAGGGACGCGCGCTATGCTGTGTCGTATCCTCCCGGTGATCCGCGCAACTCTGTGTACCTGACGCAGCTGCCTGTCGTCGCCATCACGAAGTGCGAGTTGCCGAATGGATTTGAGCTTGACGTCACGCGCGTCATCTATGACCCGCGCACCGGTGAGCTCAAGAATGGCGACATCTCTGCTGTGTCGCTGATCGATGCGATGGTGACTTATGAGGCTGGCAACGATGCCATCCCGTCCGATCTGTATGATGCGATGATCGGCATCCTCACGCAGATGTATGGCGCACGCCAGCAAGTCCAGTCCGGTATCGGCGGAATGGGCATCGACACGATCAACGTTCAGGATGTTGGCCTGATCAAGGTGCGCTCCTCATCCTTCGGCTTCGACGACAAGGTCAACTCGACCGCGACGATGGACCCTCTGCTTGGCCCCTACACCGCCACGCTCGAAGGGTACAAGGACTGGCGCAACAAGCTTGGCCTCGCTGGCCTTCCTATCCACTCTGTCGTGGAGCCTCCTCCTGCCCCGCTCAAGAATGAGGCTCTGGTCGGAGGTGATCGATGAACATCGTCAACAGCATCTCCCAGCCGATGCGAACGGTGTTCGCGTCCTTTGCTCGTGACGTCACCTATCGCCTCCACACTGGCGAGACGGCAACGGTGAAGGCGTTCATCCGTGGCATCAAGGAAGATGACCTGTTTGCTGGGGCCATGCAGCAGGATCAAGTCGCACAAGTGGATGCTGTCGTGTGGAAGGCTGCCTTCCCCTCCCGCCAGCAGCCCCAGCGCTATGATCGAATCATCACGCCAGCGAATGGACAGACGTTTGCTGTTGAGTCATTCCGTGGCGCGCCAAACGATGGTGAGCCTGTCTTCTTCAAGTTGCTTCTGCGAGGAGGCCAGCAGTGAGTGCCCTCTCCATCTTCGTTGCCCAATGGAACGCCTCTGGCATCGCCATCCCGTATGTCGAGACAGCCAACACGCCTGTGGACACCAATGAGCTTCCTGACAAGTGGGGTTCTGCCGTCCAGCAAGCCGACACGTCCAATGATGTGACGATGGGATCGCAGCCGCAGGTCGAGGAGACGGGCCAGATACTCGTTGGCCTGTTCAGCCGGTCTGGTGCTGGAGCCTACGATCTTGACGCTGACATCCAAGCCATCAAGACGGCCTTCATGGGCTTCGCCAAGAACGGCCTTGAGATCATCTCTGTGGCAGGTCCATTCGATATGGACCAAGATCAAGAGGGCGAGTGGTGGCGCGTAGGGGTCAGCTGCGAGTACAAGTTCTATTCCGTGCGCAACGCGACTGGCCCCGGCTTCGGTGATTGGGTAGGCTTCCCATGAGCAGCAAGTTTGAAATCAAGGGCCTGCGCGAGGTCGCACAGAACATCGCAACTCTTGAGACTGCGATCAAGACGGACATCGCACGCACCTCTCTCCGTAGTGGCGCACTCAAGATACTTGATCGAATCAAGGCTGCGACCTACACGACGTTCAATCGTCTTGATGGGATGATCCTGAGCGGCTTCCAAGTTCGTGTCGGCGCAGCAGCAAAGGGAGATGTTCTCAGCTCTGTCATCGTACAGAGGGAGCAGCAGCTGAAGGGAGTTCAGTTCAAGGCTGTGCGCGCTCGACTGCGCCGCCCTGGCAAGAAGCGTGGCCCCTCCCGTGCTGTTGCGTTCTGGTGGCGCTTCCTAGAGTTTGGTACCAAGCCACGTGGCAATGTGCGTGGCGAACGTATCAAGGTGAGCAAGAAGGGACAACGCAGCAAGTGGAAGTCCCTTCAGAGCACTGGCTCCAATCGTGGAGCAGTATCGCCGCGCAAATGGGTGAGACCGTCACTTCAGGTAGCCGCGTCAGGCGCAATCGTCGAAGTGAGTAACACGATGAGCAGGCGTATCAGCGAGGAAGCAAGCAAGCTTCCTAAGACCATTTAAGAGGTGAGCAAATGAGCCGTATTTCTTCCCAAGGCACCGTCGTGATGATCCAGAATGGCGATGCCACCGCTGGTGAGACGATCACCGCCGTCACCAAGGCCAAGCCTGCTGTGCTGACTGTCACGGGCACGACCGCTGCCAAGGGCGACATCGTTGTCCCGCAAGGCACCGGCTTCGCATCCATCGACGGTCGGCCCTTCAAGGTGTCCGCCGTCGCGACCGGAAGCGTGACGCTGGAAGACAGCGACACTTCCAATGAGCAGGGCACCGCTACCAGCGGCACGCTGGAGAAGCCTCCCCTCACGGAGCTGTGCCGCTCCACGTTCACGGTCAACCAGCCTGCTGGTGCGACCATCGACGTCACCACGCTCTGCGATGAAGCCCATCGCATCGTCAGCGGTCTGCCGGCTATCGCCACGTGGCAGGCCAATGGCTTCTATGACTACTCTGACGCTGCGATGCTCGCTGCTCGCGATGCCTACCGCAGCGGCGACTTCGTGGTGTTCACGGTGACGTTCCGTGATGGCTCTGGTCTCGCCTTCATCGGCAACGTCAACGTGTTCGACATCGCTGCCGGCATCAACGCTGCCGTCACCAACAACGTCGGTGGCAACATCGATGGACAGGTCGCTCTGTTCTCGCCCACGGCCTGATCGACCTCGACGCAATGCCCCTGCTCGTTGTGAGCAGGGGTCCCTGCGACGGCGCGTCTGCCGATCGCAAACATGGAGATGATGATGATCAAGTGGAATGACAGGGAAGTCTACGTCAAGGAGTTCACGATCAAGGAGATGAAGCCTGTTCGTGAGGCGTTTGCCGCCGACAATGAGAATGGGATGTGGTACGTTCTCAGCCTGACTGTCCGATACAAGGACGATGACACGCAGGTGTTCCCGTCCGTCGATGACGTTCTGGCTCTCCCTGCCAAGTACATCCTTCGCCTGACGCGCCTCGCGCAAGAGGCGATGAAGGTGAACGGCATCATCGAGGATGAGGCCAGCCCTTTGTCCTGACGCCAGACGACAAGTTCATCTGTCGGCTAGGTCTGGCGCTTGGAAAGACAGTTGGTGAGCTAGAGAGAACGCTCACCATGAGAGAATATGTAATGTGGCGGAAGTTCAACTCTGAGCATCCGTTCCCATTTGAGCTGATAGACCTTCATGGAGCGATGCTCTGCTCAGTCGTCTTGAACTTGGTGAGGTCGGCAGATAGCCCTCCCCACGATATGCGCAAGTTCCTCCTCCTCGACCGTCCCAAGGTTGAGGAAGATGATGGGGCAGACGGAGGGATGTCAGAGGCGAGCAAGTTTGCTGTTGCGATTGGGAGATAATAATGGCTGTTGCTGGTGACGTTCTTATCCGCTTCGCAGCAGACTTCGCTGAGCTCAAGATCGGCCTTGACCAAGTCAAGGGCAAGATGAATGAGTTCGGCAACCAGATGAAGTCTGTCGGCAATCAAGTCGAGGGAGCGATTGGATCGTGGGTCGGCAGGTTTGTGGCCCTCCTCTCCATCGAGCGCATCCATGCGTTCACAGAGGAGATCAAGACCTTTGCCGACAATCTCTCTGATGCGGCAGAGAACCTCAAGCTGACGGCTGAGCAGCTCCAGATACTCCAAGGTGCCGGCCTCCTGTCCGGTCAGGCAGTTGAGTCTGTCAACGCAGCGCTTGGCAAGTTCAATGTCTTCATCGGCAACGCGATGCGAGGCAACAAGGAGCAGATCGACACGCTCAATGAGCTTGGCATCAAGATACTCGACGCCAATGGCAAGGAGCGCCAGCGAGCTGACATCCTCAAGGAAGTCGCCACAGCCCTCAAGAACATCGAGGAGGGCGCCAAGCGTTCTGCCTATGAAGTGGCCGTGTTTGGCCGAAGTGGCCAGGCCGTCTCTGCCATCATCGAGCAATGGGCCAAGGGCCTCGACCAACTTGGTGAAGAGCTTGTCCAAGAAGGCTTGCTGTTTGACAAGGAACTCATCGAGAAGATGGCCAAGGTGAAGGATGAAGCTGACAAGCTCTATCGCCAGAACCAAGTCTTGTTCACTACCATCTGGACGCCAGTTGAGAACTGGGGCCTGAAGATTTTGAACACACTCCTTCGGGAGATCAGCGAATACCTCATCATCATCAAGGGCAACGTTGACATCCTCGACAAGATCGGGATGTTCATGAATATCATCTCTGGCGGCGTTGCTTCTGCCGTCACCGGATGGAGCGCCCTCTCCCATGAGCAGCAGCGGCTGACGGACCTCTCCTCCAAGTATGTGGAGAAGCAGCACGAGTTGAAGCGCATCGAGAATGATCGCTTCACCGGCCCGCAGAGCTTGCCTGCCAATAGGCTCCGCAAGGAGCTTGAAGAGATCAATGCGCAGATCGAGGACAGCAAGAAGAAGATCGACACTCTCACTGCGAAGCCTGCTCCAACTGGTGGCCCTCCCGGTCCTCCGGGTGCTGGCAATCCTTCAGTCAAGGACGCTGGCAAGAGCTTCCTTGATGAGCTCACCAAGCTCTGGGGAGAGGAGCAGGCTGCGAAGGCAGCGCTTGAGAATATCCTCAACGCTGACAAGGACAAGTTCGCAGACGACATCATCAAGGACGCAGAGCGTCAGCGCAAGATCACTGAAGCCATCGCTGATGTCGCACGCAAGGAAGGTTCTGGCCCTTACGTCAAGCAGCTGACTGCGCAGATCGAAGCGACGCACGCCGCCAAGAATGCGCTGGAGGACTACACAAAGACATTCACTCAAGCCGAAGCCGATCAGCGCAAGTATGGCAACGGCATGGAGAACTATCGCAAGCGGATGTCAGACCTGAACAAGGAGCTTGCGACAGGCCGCATTCGCCAAGAGGCGTATGACGCCGCAGTACAAGAGGCCACTGAGTCCCAGAAGGCTCAAGCTGACCAGCTGGCTCGTACCAAGGGCGGAATGGACGGTTTCGAGGCTGGCGTCAGCAATGCTGCGCGAGCGTATGAGAAGGCACATGATGCCTTCTCTATGGGACAGCAAGCGTTCACCGGTCTGGCGAATGCGATGTCTGAGGGGCTTGATGCGCTGCTTGGCCATAGTCAAAAGACATTCGGTGAGATTGCTGCTAGCTTCGCCAAGATGCTCGCCAACATGGCCCTCCAAGCTGCGCTCTCGCAAGTGTTTAAGATCATCTTCGGTTCGCTGGGCTTCGGCGGCTCAACTGGCGGCGGCCAGATGTACGGTCCTCCCGCTCCTGCTACCAATGCTGTTGGTGGAGAGGGTCGAGCGATTGGTGGTCCTGTCCGGCCTGATTCGTGGTACATGGTTGGCGAGCACGGGCCTGAGAGGTTTGTTCCCAACGTTGCTGGCCAGATCGTTCCGATGAGCAAGGGCGACGGACTCAACGTGACAGTCAACAACAACGCTCCGGGTGTGCGCGTGTCCACAGAGCGAAGCAGCAATGGTGATCTACTCTTTACCATCGAGAAGGTACGGCAAGCGCTGTCGCGAGATGTACAGCGCGGCGGCAACATCTTCTCCAAGTCGCTTGAGGGTGCGTATGGCGTTAGCAGGGGAGGCGCGTAATGCCTATCAGTGAGCAACTCAAGAAGGTCTATGCCAGCGCGCCTGCTGGGCAGACGTATGTTGAGACCCTCTCCCTTTCGCACTCTGCGTTCCCGCAGACGTTCTACATCAACAATGCGATGAAGCTCTGGAACTTCCAGCTGAGTGCCGGAGTGTACCAAGACTTCATCCCTGTCCCGTTCCGCATCGTCATGCCGACCGTCGATGGCAAGGGACAGCAAGACATGAACCTTGTTATCGACAACGTCGGCCGCGATGCGATGGATGCGATTGAGGCTGCTGCTCTGAAGCCGCAAGAGAACATCGTTGTTGTCTGTCGCATCTACCTCAACAGTGCCGGTTCCCTGCCGCAGAACGATCCGCCGCTGACGTTGTCGTTGTCTCAGATCGAGGTCACGAAGGAAGCCATCAGCGGAGTTGCTACAAGGGCCGACGTTCTCAACAAGACGTTCCCAAGCTTCATCTATCGCACCGACTACTTCCCAGGACTTGACCGATGATTGATGATTGGGTCAACGACTACGTTGGCGTACCTTACTTGGTCAACGGTAGGGATCGTGACGGCTGGGATTGCTGGGGCCTTGTCATGGCCGTGTACCAGGAACGCCTTGGCATCTCCCTCCCTGACTGGCGCGTTGACCTTCCTGCGATCGGCCTCATTGATCCTTCCGCGTCTGCGGACAAGATCACGGAGGCCGTCGCGACTGAGAGCAAGAAGTCTGTTCAACTTATGCTCCCTGCTCCTTGGTCTATCGCTGTCGTGCGTAGGCATCGACTTGCCTACCACGTTGGCGTTGTGACAGAGGGAGGGAAGATGCTTCATTGCTCCATCCATTCTCGCGGAACGTCTTGCCAATCGCTGGCCCAGTTTCTCCGTGAGTTCCCCAACACTACCTTCTGGCAATGGAACGGTTGATCATGCCGACAATCCAAATCTTCCGAAACCCGCTCAACGCCTCTGACAAGGAAACGGTTGACATGCGCGAAGGTCAGCGCGTGATCGACTATCTGACTGAGAACTATCCCAACGGCTGCGGCGGCTCCGTTCGCTTCTTGATCAACGGAAGGGAGCACACGCTGGACGATTTGGATTATCTCCCGAAAGATGATGATGTCATTACGCTCATCATCTGCCCTGCTGGCATCGAGACAATCCTGATCTCAATTGCTGTGTCGATGGTTCTGACGGCTATCTCCTATGGCCTCCAGATGCTGTTCAAGAAGCCTGAGCCTCCGGCATTCGCTCGACCGGATTTGGGTGAGACCTCTCCTGTGTACAGCGTTCGCATGAGCCAGAACTCTGCGCGCCTTGGTGCTCCTGTCCCTGTTGTCTATGGGAGCGTGCTCCATACGCCTGACTTGTGCGCCCAGCCGTATCGCTTCAGCTATGGTCCGCAAGATGAGTATGCGGACATGCTGCTCTGTATTGGCATGGGTGAGTTCCAAGTCGATGAGGTGCTGCTGGGAGATACGCCTGTGCAGAACCTCGACCCTGGCACGATGTGGTACAGCGTTATCCGTCCTGTCACTCATCAACAAAGGATGGGCAACATCGCGCCAGCACTCAACTGGACCCCTCCATTCTATGAGAACATGTTTGTGTCGCCTGAGGTTGGTGAGCAGGAGTTTGTCAACCTGAATGATACTGCTGGATGGTTCCGTCTCGGCAAGGCAGGACAGAAGGGGTCCAATCTGTTCTTCGATGTGCTGTGGCCGCAAGGCCTGTACCAGATGATGGACCAAGGCGACATCACAGCCACCAGCGTCACCGTGCGCTGCTCGTTTGTGGAGACTGATGAAGATGGAACGATCATCAGCGCTCCCGTCGATCAAGACTACCAAGTGACAACGACGGCTGCTGGGCGCAATCCCGCTCGACTGACCATCGCTGTTCCTACTGGCAAGTCCTCCTATTGGGCTGCGCGCATGTCGCGCACGACGGTTGCGGAGCCGAATGGCAATGAAGTCAATCGCTGGATTTGGACCGGATTGCGCATGTGGGTCGATGCGACTGATCAGCCTGTCTATGGGAACAGCACGCTGCTTGCTGTCCGCATCCACGCCACGAAGATGGCCGCTGAGGCAGAGCGGCTGATCAAGGTGCGCTTGCGCCGCTCCCTCCCGAAGTTGGGCCAAGGTCCGGGCGTCATCACGAACGATCCGGCAGATGCGTTCGTTGACATCATGATCAATCCTGACTATGGCGCACAACGTCCTTTGTCTGAGGTCGATACGCAACGCCTTGCCCAACTGTCTCAATATTGGCAGTCTGGTGGATACAACTACTCCTTCAACGCGGTCTACACGAACAGGTCTACCGTTTGGGAGGCCCTTACTCAATGCTTGACGCCGCTCGCTGCTGCGCCTCTGCCGCTGGGAGGCTTCATGAGTGCCGCCCAAGACGGCATCAAGTCCTCGCGCACGATGCTCTTCACAGAGCAGAACATCGCACAGGATACGTTCAAGTTGTCGTATTCATTCGATGACCTTGGTGCACCAGATGGTGTTGAGATTGAGTACCGTGACCCTGTGACGTTCGCTCCAGCGTATGTCAAGACCCCTTCCATCTCTGTTGACCCTGATCGTGTCGTCCTGTTCGGCTGTACAGACAAGACGCACGCGACGCAGTACGCCAAGCTCATGTGGCAGCGTCGAGGAGGGAACAGGAGGACGTTGTCGTTTGACACGGAGATGGAAGGGTTGATCCCAACGCTTGGTGACCGTGTGGCAGTCCAGCATACCCTCCCTCGCTGGGGCCAGTCCGGCTTTGTTGTTGGTGTCGAGCAAGACAGGGTTACGATCACTCTTGACAGGAACCTGAAGTGGGCCGACGTTACAGGTCCATACTTCATGGCCTTCCGCTCTGACACCGGCGGCATATCGAATGTCGTTGAGGTTGTGAGAGGAGCGGCAGATGATGTCGCTGTGCTCTTGTCTGATCCTTGGTCTGGCACGAGCGGCGGCTGGGCCCTCTCCCTCAGAGAGGAGATTACGCACTTCACTTGGGGCGATGGATCGAGGGTGCTGAAGGACTTCATCCTCACATCGCTGTCGCCGCAGAGCAGTTCCCTGATAACGATCAATGGGGTGTACTATGATCCTTCGGTCTATGACGACACTCTCGCATTCCTGATCAACCCGGTGCCATAACATGCCTGAATCATATCCCAGCTCGTTTCCCTGCCCGAAGTTGTCGCCCTACTCGTGGTCTGTCAACGTTGGGTTGCTGCGCACTCCTATGGACGGAGGACTGAGCCGACAGCGCCGCCTGTTCGATGTCATGCCGCATAACTTCCAGTTGGAGTTCACGATGCCTCTGTCGCTGCTGTACAGCTGGCAGAATTGGGTGAACAAATTCGGCTATGACTACTTCGAGATGGAGATGACATCGTGGCTGTCGTCGCAGGCAGGCCAGTCTACGTCGCTCCACTTTGTCCGCTTCACCAGCGACTTGTCGATGTCCTACACCGACAAGAACGTCGTCACCATCGCTGTGACGGCAGAGCTGTCGCCTGCCCAAGTCTCCAACTACTCGCCTCCTGCTGGTGACAATTGGATCTTGGGAGGGACACCGTCCAATCCGTCTGTCGGCAATCCGGTTGTCGCAGGCTCCCCTCCCTCCCCATCGCCTGACATCATCATCGCAGGCTCTCCTTCGGCTCCGTCCCTCTGAGGCTGACAATGACCAATGTCTATTCGAGAATGCGCCAGCTCATCGGCACTACCGCCGAATGGGCCGCTGATGATCTGATCCTTGAGAATGGAGAGATTGGTATTGAGGTCATTGGCGCCTCGACCTACAAGCTCAAGGTTGGCGATGGCACTCGCAAGTTCAGCGAGCTTCCCTATGCCGCAGCTCAGGGAGACATCACCAGCGTCTCTGCTGGCAGTGGCTTGTCTGGGGGAGGAACTGAAGGGGATGTCTCGCTGGCGGTCAACTTCGGTGTTGTTGCGCCGCTCGCCTCGCCTGCGTTCACTGGCACACCGACTGCGCCGACACCGGATGTCTCTGACAACTCGACGCATCTGTCCACGACTGCTTGGACACGCAGCTATGTTGGTGGGTACGCCGCAGCCTACCTCCCCCTGACTGGTGGGACGATCACTGGTGGCTTGACAGTCAACGGCGCGTTCCAGATTGCGCCGGGAGGAAGTGCGCAAGTCCCGACGATGCCAACGACTGATGTCTCAACTCATGCCGCTACCACGGCATGGGTTCGTGACATGCTTGCTGTTCGCGGTCGCTCTGGTGCTAAGTGGAACTATGGTAGTGCGAATGCCGCTGTCGATCCCGGCGCAGGCAACATCGCTGTTCAGATAGGCACGGGCCAGAACCGCACCATTGCTATGAGCAAGACGGATGCGACAGGAACGCAACGCTACCTGTTGCTTCTACAGCCGGGTGATGACATTGTCATTTCGGTGCCTGCCGACAGCGCTCAGCCCATTACTGGCTTCGCTCGTTACGACATCGTCGGCCAGCTTGCTGATCATGGCACTTGGGTTTCATTCCCGGCTCACCTTATTGATACCTCTGGAGACGGGACGCCGCCTGCTGTCGGAACGCCAATGCTCGTCACTGGCTTCCTCAATACAGCTACTGGTGATGGCCCGATCACCGGAGTGTCGGCTGGCTACGGCATCACTGGTGGTGGCGCGAGCGGCGTTGTTGAAGTTGCCATCGACACGTCTATTGTCGCAGAGCTGTCCGACCTCGCTGCGTATCTCCCCCTTTCTGGTGGCGTCATCAGCGGTGCCCTTACTGTCACAGGCGCACTCAACGTCCAAGGTGGATACTACTTCGGCGCAGGCGATGCCGCGCATCCCATGCTTCGCCGCAACGGCAACGCTGTCGAAGTCGTCACAGGCGACCAATCGGCCTATGCGCCGATCAACGCGAGTGATGGCACGTTCTACGGAAGTGTCAGCGTTCAAGGGGCTGCGTTTGCTACGAACTTTGCCATTGGTACTGGCGCTCCTGAGAATGCTGGCACTACCGGATTTGGTACGACAGCGAATGGTCCGTACATCACCTATTGGGGCAACGGCTCTGCTGGTGCTGGTCGGATGGACTTTACTGTTGGTGGTGCCGTTCGTGGATCCATTGACAGTGGTACCGGCGAGTTCAACTGGAACGCCGCCATCAACGTCCCGAAGCCTGCTGCTGGCGAAAACAGCACGAAGGTCGCAACGACCAATTGGGTGCGCGACCAGATCGCATCTAGCGGCTTCACTGCTGGCGATGTCAAGACGACTGCCTCCCCTCTTGACCAGCCGGGGTGGTACTCCTGCGATGGCTCCATCAAGAGCAAGACGACAGACGCCGCTCTGTATGCCGCCATTGGTGATACGTTCGCCATTGGAGGGGAAGGGCCGGATGAGTTCCGCGTTCCTGACATCGACGGTCGCACGGTGTATGGACCGGACAACGGCAAGGGTCGCTTGGGCAACGGTCGATCTGGAGGCTTCACTGGTGCTGCTGTTCTTGGTGCGACAGGCGGCCAGCAGTCCCATACCCTCGCCAAATCTGAGGTCCCTCCTCCCGGTGCCGCATTCGATGTTGGCTCCTTCCTGACGTATGAGGCATATGGCCCCAGCTCTGGCGCTGCTGGCGCAGCGTCCAACGTCTACAACGCCAGCGTTGGCTTCGGTGGACAAGCGCACAACACGACCTCTCCGGGCATCGTGCTGCGCTACCTGATCAAGCGATAAGGAGACAGAGATGGAAACCACTTGGAAGATCATTGGCACAGAGGGGCAATTTGCCGTTGTCGAGTACATGCGTGACGGCAAGTCGATCATTCTCCAAATCCTTCCTCCAACGCCATTGGAGGAGGAGACGGAGGAGCAAGCGCTTGAGAAGCGGATCAACGCTCACATGCCGACGGTCGAGCAGTTTGCTGGTGCTGCCACCAACGATCCTTCGCGCCTTGTCGGTATCGCAGGGCCGCAAGTCGCGCCCTCCCCTCGCCCTGCCAAGATGTGAGATGTAGAAACAGCTTCCTGTTGTCGCTCGAAACCCGCTAGGCTTTTTAGGTCCCGCTGAGTTTAGGGGTGGGATTGTTACTCAAGTTGATCAACATAGGAGACTTCAAGATGAACGCTATCAAGTACGTTGCGCTGGCGCTGGCTGGCATCTTCGCGGCTGGCGCGGTCCATGCGGCCTCGCTGACCATCGGCACCGGCCAGACCGGCGCTGTGTCGGGTGGCCAGACCACCTCGCAGTCGGGTTCCGTGTCGGGTGCCGCTCTGGTCGGCATCAGCGCTGGCCAGACCAGCGGTCGCTCGGTGAGCGGCGGTGTCGCTGGTGCGTCCAACTCGACCACTCCGGGCGCCAACACCTCGACGGCCGGCAATCTCCAGGGCAGCGCGACCCAGACCAACACCGCCTCCGGTGCGCTGGGCCTCGCGGCCACCGGCAACGCCTCGACCGCCAACGCCAACCAGATCAGCGGCGGCATCGCGGCTGGTCAGTACGGCACGCTGGTTCTGTCGCCGCTGCCGTAAGGCAACACAACACGGTCGGTGGGTTGGGCCTACCTTCCCCACTGACATAGTGGCTCGCCTGTCTTCGCAACCTCACGCACCCCAAGGCGTGTAGGCCCCACACCACCCCGCGAAGGCAGGCGGGTTTCTCTTCAAGGTAGGATTAATCCAACACAAGCATAGGTAGGATCATGAAGCGTTTCAATATGGTGAGCTTCGCGCTTGCCGCCCTCCTCGCCTCCTCGCTGGCCATGAAGGTCGAGGCGCAGACCGCCAACAGCGCCAGTGGCGCGGCGTCCAACTCCAACTCCAACTCTGGCGCCAATTCGTTCAGCGCGTCTGGTGCGACTGGCGGCAATGCCGCTGCGATCAATGGTGCCTCGACTGGCGCGTCCAGCGTCACGTTCAACAGCGGCAACAACAGCCCCTACTCGGTCAACAATCCCAACGATGTGACCATCCGCAGCGCGCCGCAAATCTACGTTCCGTCCGTGATCACGGGCAACGTCTGCGCCCTCGGCGCCAGCGCTGGTGCGTCGTGGCTGGGAGCGGGCTTCGCCGTCGGCACCAGCTGGGAGAGCGCCCAGTGCGAGAACCGCCACCGTGTCGCCCTCCTCTACAACATGGGCGAGAAGGCTGCCGCCAAGGAAGTCCTCTGCGACACCAAGGAGGTCTATGAGGGCTTCAAGCGCACCGGCAATCCGTGTGTCGTTCGCCCCCAGTGGGAGCCGAAGGAGAACGTGAGCCAGCTTCCGGCCAAGCCTGTCGTGCCTGTCGCTGCTCCTGCGCCGCGAATGGCGTTCAACGCTTCGATGTACGCCACTGGCGCCGACTGCCTCAATGCCGCTTCGGCGGCTGGCGCCTCCCTCAGCGAGTGCGCCGGCAAGCGCTAGAGAGTTAGCAGCCAACTGTCTTAGCAGTTGGGACTAGGTGGGCGGCTCAAGGACATCCTTGGGTCGCCCGCTCTTTTTGTTCAATAGGAGGAGAGAATGCCAGCCACTGATCTGACGACTGCCATCTTGGCCATGGGCCAGTTCTACACCAATGATGGCGCAGCGATGCTCGGCAACCTTGGAGAGGTCGCCACCCATCAGCAGAACGACATCGTGTCGATCGAGGCGATGCGTGCGCGCTTCATCGAGCTTGGCCACACGACTGGACTCAATGAGCTGGACGCGATCATCCTCAAGTTCCAGTCCGGTGAGTTGGTCGATGCCTGCTCCAACATCAACTGGTTCTCCTTGCTGATGAATGAGATTGGCTTCAATCTCACCCAGTACGGTGAGCTGCTGGAGGGGATTGAGCCTGAGCCGTCGCCTACCGCGAAGAAGGTCGCCCCAAAGAAGGGGTGATGGACAAGGGCCCAGAATTTGATCGGGTGAAGGCGGCATTCTACCTTGTCGCCTTTGTCATCTCTGTTCAGTGCTTTGTTGTGCTGATAGGAGTCATAGCTTGCGTCTGGCACGCGCCAGAGATCATCGCAGGCAAGGCCCAGTGTAATGCCAAGGAGCAGCTCATTGAGCTACTCGCCCAAGCGATGACGGCAGCAATGGCGTTCGCCGGGGGATACTCAAGGAAGGATTGATCATGAAATTGACGCCGCATTTCTCGTTGGAGGAGTTTACGCATTCCGATACCGCCGTGTCGCGCGGCATCAACAACTCCCCTCCCCATGACGTCGAGCTCAACATCAAGTTCCTCGCAGAGTTCATGGAGAAGGTCCGCGAAGTCCTCGGCAACAATCCCATCGTCATCACCAGCGGCTATCGCTCGCCAGCCGTCAACGCGGCTGTCGGCGGATCGTCCACGAGCCAGCACCTCAGTGGATTGGCGTGCGACTTCACATGTCCTGCCTTCGGCGCTCCCATCGACATCTGTAAGGCAATCATGGCCTCTGGTCTCAAGTATGACCAGCTCATCCATGAACATCATTCGTGGGTTCACATCAGCATTGCCAAGGAGCCTCGCATGATGGCTCTTACCATCGACAACAACGGCACGCGGCACGGCATCGCGTGAACGTCTCAACAATCATTGCGATTGTTGCTAGCATCTTGATGATCATCTTGTTGTTGATGATCTTCGGAGGAGAGAAGCAAGTGAAGCACTCTCCTCCTCTGAGGCCCTCGATGGGACTTCTCGTTTCTAACCACATAACGGGTTAGAAACACAACACTGTTTTTATGATGATTTCAGTGCTGTGAATAGAAATGTGCCAGTCTTTACTGGTGAAAAGAGCGCTTTTCTTTACTGGGTTCTGGGGCGATAATCGGCTTCCCTAGTCGAGCGATTGACTAGGGCCGTCGCCCAGTGTCCTCAGCGCTCCTTGTAGCCAGTGACCGCGCGGTGTTCGGTGAAGGGTCCACGATCCTCCGACAAGAAACGGAGGCCGCCATCAAGACCAAGGCGCGGCGACCACTTCTAAAACCCCGGCGGTAAGAGGCCAGGACCCGTAGCTCAGCGCTCCTCGTAGCCACGCTCAGCGTCCCGTCGCTTACAAGCTTTATCCCTCCCGGCCAAGCGCTCATCGTAGCCAGCGCCAGAGGACCCAGTAGCGTCCGCAAAAGCGGAAAGAGCGAACGGTCAACTCGGAGGAGTAGCGAAAGGGGTTCAGGGCAGAGGGGAGGAAACGCAGCCGCAAGCCGAAAGCGCCTCCATCTGTTACCTGTAAAATTGGAAAGCAAATACCCTGTGAGTATTGCCGTTGAGGGAGACGGAGTAGCGACCGTGTCCCGATACGCCAGCACTCAGCTGGACGATGATCACGCCGTGACATCGAATAACGTCAAGTGAAGGAATAGAACAATGTCTGCTAAGAAGATCACGAAGAAGGTCGCCATCAAGTCCATCGTTTCGACCGTCAAGAACGGCAAGCATGGCGTCAAGGTTCTGCCCGCCAAGAACATCGATGTTGTCGTCAAGGCCATCGCCAAGAGCAAGGCCAAGACCAAGAAGGAGCGCAAGTCCATCCTCAAGGATGCGATGGACAAGCGTCTGGTCCTCAAGAAGGCCATCGATGAGAGCAAGACGCAAGATGGCTCGCAGCGCTACAAGGCGCTCAAGGCCATCAGCGCCGCTGGCAAGAAGGGTCTGAGCGTTGCGACGTTCGTGGAGAAGAACCCTCCCTATCTGGTTCGCTATCTCACGGGCCACGGCCTTGTGACCATTCACTAAGTGTTGCGCATGAGGGGAGGGGCTACGGCTCCTCCCCTCTCCCCAGCATTTGGACTGGACAACGAAGGAGAAAGACAATGGCTGCTATCGAGAACAAGACCTACTACACCATCGCCATCCGTCGCGACGACGGCAAGTGGTATCCCGAGTTCGGTGACTATGACCGTGAGGTCGTTGCCGATGAGCGTGCGGACATCCTCCATGGAGCAGAGGTGACCGCCAAGAACGTCAAGATCATTCGCAGCAACCACGCACAGGCGGACATCGATGCCGCCATCGCCAAGCTCAACAACACCAACTGAGGAGAGAGACCATGTCGAAGTCGATGTTCAAGGACCCCAAGGCATACGCCCAGCAATTGCTCACCATCGCTTGCGGGCGCAAGGACGTTGCGCAGAACTTCGTGATCTGCGCGGCACGTGAGTTCCCCCTCTGCCCGGCCACATTCTTGGTCGATGTGATGAAGGAGCTTCTCAAGGATGAGGGCAAGTAACATGATCCACGATCCAATCAAGATCGCAAACATGAGCGATGCGGAGTTGAAGGCCGCTGTCATGCGGTTGACGCTCCAAGGACGGTCGCCCAGCGACTTGCGCAAGGTGACCAAGCCCTACCTCGATGAGGTCAAGAAGCGCATCACACAGCGAACCGGACACAAGTTCAAGAGCTAGAGGAAGCATTGCGCATGAGGGGGAGGGGCTGTGGCTCCTCCCCTTCTCCCCAGCGCTTCCGCTGGACATGACCGCGATGCGGCATGGTATCATGACTAGGAGAAAGACAATGGCTGCGAAGAAGAACACCAAGAAGGTCACGAAGGTCGAGCGCAACAACGTGCTGGCCAACAATCGCGACAAGCGACTGATCCTTGCCAAGGCCATCGAGGAGGCCAAGACGCAGGACGGCTCGCAGCGCTTCAAGGCACTCAAGGCCATCAGCGCCGCTGGCAAGAAGGGCCTCCCCATCGCCACGTTCGTGGAGAAGAACCCGCCCTATCTGGTCCGCTATCTGACCAACCACGGCCTCGCCAAGATCGTGTGAGGCCAAGAACGGTTCTGCGCATGAGGGGGAGGGGCTACGGCTCCTCCCCTTCTCCCCAGCACCGTTGCTGGACGATGATCGCGACGCGACATCGTGTAATGTCAAGAGGAGAAAGACAATGGCTGCTAAGAATGGCAAGAGCTTCGCTCACACCTACAAGTATGAGCGTGAGACCAAGGGCACGTGGGTCTACACCCTCTCCCTGCCGGACGGTGAGCGTGCGTCGGGCACCAACGCGGTCTACTTGCTCAAGAGCGAGTACAAGACCAAGCCCGGTGAGACGATCACCGTCACCTACCAGATCAACGCCTAATCGGAGGGCGCAGTCATGACGATGATGAACCACGTTGAGATCAACGTGTCGCATTTCGGCAAGCACTTCTTCGCTACGCATCCGCGCAGCGGCACCGATCTGAACAAGATCAAGGAAGTGCTCTGCGAGATCAGGAAGAAGTTTCCTCCCAGAGAGGGATACGAAGTCACGGCCACCTACTGGCAAGCCTCTGGTAGGAAGTTCATCGAGTCATGATGTTCTGGATCATGGGAGCGCTCTTGCTCCCGATCATCGTGGGGTCCGTCCGATCAGTCGGATGGGCCCCTTCCATAATCATCGTCGGCCTTGTGCTCATCACAGGTGCCATGGCGTTGATGGGCGATACGATCCTCACGGTTGCCCCGTGGACTATCGCTCTGCTGTTGTCGTTTGCCGCCACGAAGCGGCCCTTGTAAGGAGAAGAAAGATGTCTGCTGTTCGTGTTCTGGATGACGCTGATCTGCGTCGCATGGCTCCCGCTATCTTCACGATGGAGCCTCACATCTATCGAAGCGACAAGTATCGCTTCGTGCCGACCATCGATGTGGTCAACAAGCTTCGCACCGAAGGCTTCCTCCCTGTCCAGGCAGGTCAGGGGAAGTCCCGTGGCCAAGGCACGGCTCAGTACGCTCGCCACGTGATCCGCTTCCGCAGGGAGAAGGATGTCGTGATGCGCAAGCGTGTCGTTGGGGAGGAGGTCCCTGAGATCGTCCTCCTCAACTCCCACAACGGAGGAGCGAGCTACCAATTGCTTGCTGGACTGTTCCGCTTGGTCTGCTCCAACGGCATGGTCGTCTCCTCCTCCAACTTCGGCTCCTTGCGCTTCAAGCACAAGGGTGATGAGGACCTTCCCTCCAAGATCATCGAGGCTTCCTATGAGATCATCGAGGAGGTCCCCAAGGTCATGGAGCAAGTCGATGCGATGAAGTCCGTGCTGGTGTCTCCTCGCCAGCAGGCTGCGTTCGCCACGGCCGCCATCGAGTTGCGCAAGACGGCTCTGGACATTGAGCCTGTCCGTCTGCTTGAGGCACGTCGCAGCGAGGATCAGCCGGAAGGTCGCAATGGCGAGCGCTCTGTGTGGCGCACGTTCAACGTTGTTCAGGAGAACCTGACCAAGGGTGGCGTCGAGGGGAGGAGCAGCCGTGGCACGCGCCGCCTCGGCGCCATCAGCAATCTCTCTGACGATGCGCTGCTCAACAAGGCTCTGTGGACGCTCGCTGACGAGCTTCGCAAGGCCGCAGCGTAGCACGGCAGTTGGACAATGGAGGAAGCGCACACCGCGCTTCCTCTGTCGTTCCTTTTCAGGTCTAATTCGATTGAGGAGTGAGAGATGGCTAGGGATACGCGACTGCTGGGATTGGTTCTGTCTGGGAAGGCCCAGCACACGGTGATCGTGTTCAAGGACATGAAGACTGCCCGTGGAGCGGGCAACGGATTTGCGCTGTTCAAGAGCGCTGAAGAGATTGCTGGTGACTTCCGCAAGGTGACGGTGGAAGACATCATGGAGATGCGGAACAAGATCGTTCCGCCGAAGGATCGTTGGTCGAGCACCAACGATATCAAGACCAGAGTTGAAGGGGCATGGCAACTCTGGGCTGATGCTATGGACATCCTGCCCGTGACTGAAGAAGTGGAGACTGTGATGGCTAAGAAGGCAGAAGTGAAGGCGAAGAAGGCCACCAAGGGTGCTGAGGAGCCGAAGGAGCGCAAGCAGCGCGCCAACGACTACGAAGGCAAGACCATCTTCGCTGCGAGCAACTACGATGAGCTTCCCTCCCTCCGTGAGGGCAGCACGCGTCATGAGGCGATGGCCTCCGTGCTCGCTGGCGGCAAGAAGGGCATCAAGGTGGACACCTGGCTCTCCAAGGGGGAGCCGTGCGGCGTCTCCATGCTCACCAAGCTGATCGGCTGGGGGCGAGTGGAGGTGCGCTGATCGGCGCCACCATCGACTGAAGAAGGGGAGGGCAATTGTCCTCCCCTTCGCATTTCTCATCCATTCAGACGGGAGTTAAATCATGGAGATCAAGCCCCTCAACATCAAGGATGGAAGCAAGTACAAGCTCCATCCTCTTTGTGAGATGCTTCCAACGATGGACGACGATGGGCTCAAGAAGCTCACCGCCGACATCAAGGCCAATGGGCTCATGGAGCCTATCGTCATCTTCCAGGGCCGCATCCTCGATGGTCGTCACCGTCATGCCGCGTGCATGAAGGCGAAGGTCAAGCCTGTCTTCGAGGAGCTGGTTGGTGAGTCGCTGGAGGCTTGGACCTACATCTTGTCCAAGAACCTTCATCGCCGCCACCTGACCAAGAGCCAGATTGCTGCTCTGGTCGGCGCTACGCCTGCTGTGCTCAAGGCGGGGGGAACTGGAGCCAACCAGCACGTGCAGACGGGCCGCGACGGCCCCTCTGCAAAAGATGATGTCACGACGCAGGCCGTTGCCGACAAAGTCGGCATCAGCAAGCGCACCCTCAAGAAGGGCCGTCAGCTGAACAAGGACGGTGAAGAGGAAGTTGTCAAGGCTGTCAGGGATGGCAAGCTCACCATCGATGAGGGCCTTGAGGTCGCCTCCCTCCCCAAGGGCGAGCAGAAGGAAGTGCTTGAGGAGAAGGTCGCTGAGAAGGCCACTCCTAAGAAGCGTGAGAAGCCTCCCAAGCCGGAGGTCAAGACCTATGATGTGGTGTACGTCTCCGTTGAGTCGTTCACCAGCAAGCAGCTGTCTGACTGGGAGACGCACGCGCCCAAGCGTGGTCATCTCGGCTACATCCGCTGCCATCCGTCCGAAGCGCAGCGCGCTTTCGATCTGGCCAATGCGTGGGGTCGTCAGGTGGTCTCCGTCCTGATGATCAAGCGCAACAAGGCCAACGTCGATAACGTCACGCGCGGCGACCACGACATCTGCCTCATCGTCGCGAATGACGATGACATCAGCATTCCTCTCAAGGAGCGGCCCAACAACTGCCTCTCTGAGACGGAGTTCACCAAGCACCTCAAGTCGAGGGAAGGCAAGGACAACCTTCTGCTTGGTGACGCGAGGATGGACGGCTGGGAGAAGTCCTAGCATCCATCTGTCTGTTGGGGAGGCTTCGGCCTCCCCTTCTCTATCATCAACGCAAGGATAAAAGCATGTCTGCTAAGAGTATCAAGATCAAGTCCATCGATGACCTCGCTAAAGCGATGATGGATAACAATCATGCATCCGTCACCGTCAAGGATATGAGCTTCGATGAAGGTGGCTTGTCCATCAACATCAACGTTCGTGTCAGCTATTTGAGCAAGAGCCAGCGCGCCCTGCTCGCCGTTATCGCGAAGGTGAAGTAGCATGTCTGCTAAGAAGAAGTACAAGGTGCCTGCGGGCCGTCCGCGTTCTACTCCTCCGTCTGAGAAGATGAACATGACGGGCATTCGCTACGATGATCATCCGTTCGTGCCGGATGGTGTCCCGTTCCCTGGTCGCAAGTCCAGCAGCTCCTACGGTCAGGCCATCAACAAGATCCACGATGAGTACCAGAAGGAGAAGGGCCTGTCCGGTCCCATCTCCCTCCCTGGTCCGTGGATCATGTTCGGTGAGTTGCGTCGTCGTCTCAACTGTAGCAGCCAGACGTTGACGCACATCTCCCGGTCGATGACCAAGAGTGGGCGTTACGAAGTTGACGACAATCGCTTCCGGGCGACCAAGCCCGTCAAGTGCGTCTACAATCGTGGCGTCAGCAAGAAGGAGAAGGTCGCCGCTGCGGATGATCCTGTGCGTGACTTCCTTGAGGCCCTTCGCCAGAAGGTGGTCGAGGAGACGGACATCGATGTGACTGTGGAGCAAGCCGTCAGCTGGTTCCGCAACAAGCTCAAGGCTCATCCTGAGCTCATGTTCTAGTAGGACTGCGATCAAAGGGGAGGCCGTCGTGCCTCCCCTTTTCTCATGTCCGCATTTCAGAGGAGCAGAATATGGAGATTGTGAAGAGGATCATCAGGGAGATTGGGTTCTACATCTCCATCATCCTCGCTCTAGTGGCAGCGTTCGCCATCATGGCAGCGTTCGCCCCAGAGAAGCCGGGCCATCCTCCCGGCGCAACGTATCGTCCAAGAGGAGACAGGTAGCATGAACATCTACATCAACGGCAACATCGCTGTTGCTCCTGTGCGGCTGGACGATGTATCCATCAGCGTCCTCCCTCGCATCGAGGGGAAGAAGAAGTGGGTCATGAACGGCCTCCAGTTTGAGGCGACCAAGTTCAATCTACGCTTGTTCAAGGACCATCTGGGAGCGAAGATCATCGACAACCGTCAGGGAGAGGACGGTGATGAGAACTACAAGATCAAGTACAAGTCCAAGACCCCTCCCCTCAAGCACCAGTCTGAGGCTCTCAAGAAGGCTGTGAAGCTGCCGCACTTCGCTCTGTGGATGGACGTTGGCACGGGCAAGTCGTGGCTTGCGATCTACCTGATGGGCCTCCGTTACGTCAACAAGCTCATCACCGGCGCCATCATCATCAGTCCGAAGGGCGTCAACTACCAGTGGATCAACGAGCAGATACCGGAGCACATCAGCCCTAGCATCGACTGGATCGGTCATGTGTGGGAGAAGAAGGTGTCTGTGATGGATGAGATACTGAAGCCTCGCAAGGGGAAGCTCGACATCCTCAGCATCCACATCGATGCCCTCGATCAAGAGAAGGGCAACGAGACGATCTGGAGCTTCATACGCAAGCACGAAGGGAAGCTCATGATCATCTTCGATGAGGCCGACCTCATCAAGAACTACAAGGCCATCAGGACGCGCCGTGCGATGGAGTTCCGTGATGAGGCGCGCTTCCGGCTGGAGATGACAGGCACACCCTCTCCCAAGAACCTTGAGGATGTGTGGAGCGAGTTCAATTGGCTTGACCCTGACATCTTCGGCATCAAGTATGTGACTGCCTTCCGTCGTGAGTTCTGTATCATGGGAGGCTTCCAAGGCCGACAGATCACCGGCTATCGCGATGTGGAGCGCTTCAAGTCGATCATCGACCCCTACATCTATGCTGTCAAGAGTGAGGATGTGGGCGTCCTCCCTCCAGCGTACACACGTTGGCGCTTCGACATGACCAAGCCCCAGCGCAAGGTCTATGATGACATCATGGAGCAGTTGGAGCATGAGATTGAGGAGGGGAAGTTGCTGACCGTCCCTGACACAGCGGTCAAGTTCCTCAAGCTCCAGCAGATCACATCTGGCTTCCTCATCGACACCAACGACAAGGAAGCCAAGCAGAAGCCTCTCTACAAATTCGACAATCCACGACTGGAGGCCCTGCTACAGTTGATCGAGGCGCGCAATCCTACCAAGGCTGCCATCTGGTGCCGCTTCCATTATGACCTCGATCAAATCATGGGTGCCCTCCCCAAGGGCAGCGCGGTCGAGTACAGCGGCCGCATCAGGGACAGCGAGCGTGAGGTTGCCAAGCGGCGCTTCCTCGACACCAAGAGCGGCGTGCGCTTCTTTGTCGCTACTCCGGGCAGCGGTGGCGTTGGGCTCAATCTACAAGGGGAGGCGCGTCTGGCCGTCTACTACAGCAACAACTACAAGGCGCGTGAGCGCTGGCAGAGCGAGGGGAGGCTCAATCGTCTAGGCGCGCATGGTCAAGTTGAGATCGTTGATCTGATCTGTAAGGGATCGACTGACGCTGGGATCTTGGCCAACTTGAGGAGGAAGAAAAACGTCCAAGACCTAGCGAAGGGAGACATCATGCGCATTCTGAAGGGAGAGGAGGAATGAAGGGAGAGAATGTCTACATCACGCCAACTGAGCGTCGGCTGATCGAGATCATCAAGAGCAAGCTCAAGAAGTCCTCGCATATCTTGATCAAGGCTGACGACCTGTTCAAGGAGATGTGGGATGGTAGAGACGACAATGATGAGTATGACTATGAGCGCTATCGTCGCATGATGATCAACAACATGCGATACGTTCGTGTCAAGCTCCTCCTTGCGAAGCTCTATCGCATCGAGCGAGCTTCCAAACTTGGACCAGGAAGGAGGGCCGTCTATCGTGTAGAGAAGTTTTAGCTTCTTGTTGTTCGCTCTTTCGAGCGATAATCTAACCTGTGTTGCGAATGTCGAGGGGATGGACCCTTCGTAGCGCTTCACATCTAGGAGAAGTTCAAATGGCTAAGGCAAACGTCAAGAGTGTTGTGAAGAAGGCAGCTGTGCCAGCGAAGCGTTCCGCTACGGAAGTGGCGGAGTATGACGACAGCTTCGAGCAGTACGCTGGCGAAGGTCTGGAGAAGGTTGGTGCACGGGACGTTCTCATCCCGCGCCTCGGCATCCTTCAGGCTCTGTCGCCGCAGGTCAAGAAGCAGCGGCCTGAGTACATCGAAGGCGCCAAGGAAGGTCTCATCTGCGACCTTGGTACGCGCGACCTGATCGGAGAGCAGCTCCACTTCCTCCCGGTCATGTACAACAAGGTCTGGGTCGAGTGGGCACCGCGTGAGAGCAAGCGCGGCATCGTTCGCATCCACAACGATGATGGCATCCTCGCTCGTTGCGGCGTCAACGACCGCAATCAGCCCATCACGGAGGACGGCAATCTCATCGCTGAGACTGCGCAGTTCTTCGGCTTCAACATCGACCGCGACATGCGCAGGAGCTTCCTGCCGATGGCGAGCACCCAGCTCAAGATCGCACGCCAGTGGATGACGCTCGCCACTGGTGAAAAGCTCCGTCGCGCCGACGGCACCACGTACCAAGCTCCCATCTTCTATCGCTCGTGGGAGTTGAGCACGGTGCCGACCAGCGATGGCGACAACGACTGGTACCTGTGGAAGGTGGAGCCGGGTCCCTCCCTCCCTGAGCTGTTCCCTGATCGTGAGCTCATGCGCTCGATCATGGAAGAGTGCCGGCTGTTCAAGCAGCAGCTGGACCAGGGCGACAAGCGTGGTGATCTGTCCGGCTTGGAGCAGCCGGAGGAGCAGACCGCGCGTCGCAGCAATCGTCGCGGTCCTGTGACCGATGCGGAGGAGATGTAGTCACATGGCCAAGCGCGCCAAGCAAAGCACGCGTGGCGAGTTTGAGATGGGGGAGGCTGACGCCTCCCCTATCGCTCTTGAGAAGGCCAAGAGCCTTGCGCAAGAGTGCCTGACGGCTCAAGCTCGCATCGAGCGTCTTGCTGCAGAGGAGCAGCTGCTGAAGGGGAGGGTCAACCATCTCAAGACCGTCGCCATTCCAGATGCTCTCAAGCAGGCAGGCATCTCCTCCTTCACGGCCGGTGAGCAAACGGTTGTGATGGAGGACTTCGTTGCTGGTACCCTCCCCAAGGAGGAGAAGGCACGACAGAAGGCACTCGACCTGTTTGAGAAGTATGGCGGTGGCGGTCTGATCCGTACCATCATCACCATCGACTTCGCCAAGGAGGATCACGACAAGGCTGTGAAGCTCTACAAGGAGCTTCGCAAGAACAACGCTCTCAACATCGAGTTGAAGAGTGACATCCACAACCAGACCTACCTTGCCTTCATCCGCGAGCGTCTGGAAGGTGGCAAGAAGCTCGATGCCAAGACCCTCAATGTCTTCATCGGCAACACGACCAAGTTCAAGACTGACAAGAAAGGGAAGAAGAAGTGAGCATCACCATCATTGGAGCCGGGATGGCGGGGCTGCTGGCGGCGCACATGCTGCGCCGTCCGGTCAGCATCGTTGAAGCCGCAGCGAAGCTCCCTAACAACCATAAGGCGTTGCTGCGCTTCCGCACCAGCGCTGTTGGCGACCTTTGCGGCGTGCCCTTCCAGAAGGTCAAGGTGCTGAAGTGCGTCGCAAGCGACAACAACGACGCAGCGTCTGCGATGGAGTATGCGAGGAAGGTCACAGGCGAGTACAGCCTGCGCTCCCTCTCCTCCTCCTTCACCACGGAGATTGTCGAGCGCTTCATCGCGCCTGACGATTGCATCGAGCGCATGGGCCAGCCTCTTGTTGCTGGCTTCTCCGTCGCGTTCGCCACTGATGTGACGGAGATCAGCAGCGGTCATCTCCAGATCACTGACCTTGAGTCCGCTCCTCCTTCGGGGCGAACTGTCCAGCGCAACGGGCCGATCATCAGCACGATGCCGATGCCGAAGCTCATGGACCTCCTCCAGTACCAAGGGGAGCGCCCCAAGTTCCGCTACCGCAGCGGCTTCACCGTTCGCTTCAACGTCAAGAATGCGAACGCTCATGCGACGGTCTACATCCCGTCGCGTCACGTTCAGGCCTACCGCGCCTCGATCACCGGCAACCATGTCATGATCGAGTATGCGTGCGACCTCTTTGGCGCTGACCTCGATGTAATCGACAACGCCATCGAGATTGCCGATGAGTACCTTGGTATCAGCCCGCACGACATCGATGGTGCTGTGCTGATTCATCCGTACCACTACGCCAAGATCGCACCCATTGATGAGGACCTGCGCCGGTCCTTCATCGTCTGGGCGTCGATGCACTACAACGTCTACAGTCTGGGTCGCTTTGCCACTTGGCGTCCCGGTCTGTTGATGGACGATGTCGTGAACGATGTTCGCGTCATCGACCGTCTGATTAGTGGCAACAACGTCTACGAACATCTGCTGAGGAGCTAAGAGCTATGAAGGTCATTCTCATGGACTACACGGGTGCGGGCAATCTGTCTGATCCGTGGTACGCCGCGCGTCTCCTGATCTACGCGAAGAACACGCGTCTGGAGCAGTCGCCTGCCAACTGGGAGAAGCTCAAGAAGCTCACTCTCAGCGACATGGAGCCGGATTTGCTTGCGATCAGCAAGACGCTTCGCAGCAGCTGGGAGTTCATCGACTTCACCTTCCAGATCGTCGATGTGACGCGCGCCTTCACGCACCAGTTGGTTCGCACGCGCACGGCCAGCTATGCGCAGCAGGCGCAGCGTGTCGTGAACATGACCGGCTTCCGCACGCTCGTGCCGGAGACGGTTCAGGGAGCCGGGATGGAGGACCAGTGGGAACTCCACATGGCCCACACGTCGGACTTCTACAGGGCGATGATGGAGCGTGGCGTGCCTGCGCAGGATTGCCGTGGCGTCCTGCCAACGAACGTCTACACCAACATCTTGGTGAAGATGAACCTTCGGACGTTTGCTGATCTGGTCGGCAAGCGTGAGAACCTCCGTGCTCAGGGAGAGTACGCTGATGTGGTGCGGCTGATGAAGCAGGAGGCGTTGGATGTCATGCCGTGGCTCCCTCCCTTCCTGAACCCTGAGCGCACCAAGACGCCTGCCCTCGACCACCTCATGAAGGTGATGCTGGGTGATCGTTCGCCGGCTGAGGTCCCTGAGCTCAACGATGCGCTCAAGGAACTCGACCTGCTCAAGGGGACTTGGGGATGACGCAGGCACAGGTCCGCGCCGCACGGCGCAAGATGAAACACGATCCGCGCTTCAAGGCCAAGAGTGCCAAGGGAGCGCACACGATCAAGATCAAGTCCAAGAAGAAGTGAGGTAGCAACTATGCCTGTTCGCACTCTCCCCTACATCCATGATCGCGACTACAACGTCGTGATCGATGCGGGGTCGCATCTGACGACCCTGTGCCATACCGCCAGTCATCTCGCTGGATGGTGGACGGACAAGAACGGCAACGACATCCGTCACAACACGGAAGTCCTCGATGCGCTCGTGCCGACCAAGCTCATGCTGATCGTGAGCGAGGTGGCTGAAGGCATGGAGGGCCATCGCAAGGGGAAGGATGATGATCACCTGCCCCATCGATCGATGATCGAGGTGGAGTTGGCCGATGCTGCCATCCGCATCTTCGATCTTGCTGGTGCTCTGGGCTTCGATCTTGGCGCTGCCATCGCTGAGAAGCTCCAGTACAACGCCAATCGTCCCGACCACAAGGCCGCTGCTCGCAGCAGCGAAGGAGGCAAGCGCTATTGATCGAGTTGACGCTGTGCTAGCCATACGAGGGGGCTTGGTGCGACTAGCATGGCGTTGAGGGTGTTCCCTTCCCAGTTGATCCCCCGTCGCTGGGGAGGGGACATTCCTTCTTCCACATCAACAAGGAGCTATCAATGAGTGATCAATACGTTCCAGATCAGTTGCGGACCAAGGCTGAGTTGTATGCCATCCGCAACACGCTCTACAAGGACAACTACAAGCGCTTCGGCGCTGCGATGGTCGAGATGCTCGGCGCCATCGAGCTCAAGACGCCTGCCGACTACAACCGCATGGGGCTGCTGGTCCAGATCGTCAACAAGGTCAGCCGCTACGCGCAGATGTTCAAAGAGGGCGGTCATGACGACAGCCTCGATGATCTCAGCGTCTATGCGATGATGCTGAAGGAAATCGACAACGACATCAAGAGCGAAAGGATCATCTGATGGCCATCGATCGCAAGAAGCTCGCCAAGCTCTGCGAGATGTTCCGTTCTGATCAGGACGGAGAGGTAGCGACCGCTGCGCGCAAGGCGACGGAGATGCTGACCAAGGCAGGCGTCACTTGGAGCATCTTCCTCACTGGCAGCAGCGAGGGCTTCCATGAGACGGAGACGCAGCGTCCCCAGAACCAGCGCACCAACTACTACACCGGCACCGAAGGTCAGCCTGACCAGAGGGGAGACAAGCGCTGGGATGACTTCAGCAAGAAGGAGCCTGAGCGCGCCGCGTGGATCGCAAACAGCAAGCCCACTTTCGAGTTTGCTGAGAGCCTGTACCATGCTGTGCGCAAGTATGGTCGGCTGACGGAGAGGCAGGCTGCTGCCGTTGATCGTTGTATCGCTCGTGATGAGCAGCGCGACAACGACAATGAGTCGCAGACCTCCTCCCAGCGTGCGCGCGGCGGCTCCCGTCGCAGCAGCGATGACGATGACAACGTCCCCTACTAGGAGCACAGCCTGTGTACCTCTCCCTCCTCGATGTCGTCGTGATTGGCGACACTCCGTTCAGCGTTGTTGGCATCTCGCACGACGCTGAGATCAAGTATGACCTGCTTGCTGCCGACGGTCGGCACATCAAGGGTCAGCCGTATGCCGATGAATGGGTCCCCATCTATCGCCACAGCGGTTCCGTCGATGGCTGCCGCCTCCAGTCATTCGGTGATCGTCCGCAGAGGCTTGACAACTAGGAAGAAGGAACAAGTCAATGAACGACAACAAGTCTGCTAACATCGACCGCATCGAGATCAACAAGGTGAAGGGAGGCTACATCATTCGCACGTGGCCGCAGGGCGCTGATCGTCTCAGCCTCCCCTCCGTCGATGTCGTTGTTCCGCTCCCTGATCTGGTCGAGAAGGTCGTGGAGCATTTCCAATGGGAGTTCAAGTGATGCCTACGTCAGACTTCATCCAACGCCTTGAGAGCGAGGCCCGCAACACGGAGATGAAGCTTGAGCTTCCGCTCCGCAACCCGGTCTGTATCAAGATCGAACAGCTGTTGCTGGCCATCATCGAGCAGCAGGACGGAGGCAAGTCCAACTTCTTCATCGACTGCCAGAAGGAGTTTGGTGCGTCCCTTGCGCACTCGCTGTCTGTTGCGGCCGACGATGAGCGCAGGAAGCTCGCCTACATGCGCAAGATCGAACAGGAGAAGCAACTGTGACTGAAGCAATCATTGGGCTCTGCTTGCTTGTGGTCGCGGCGTTGCTGTGCATTCTCTGGCTGCTACAACTCATCGGCAGCTCAAGCATGTACACATCGTACATGGACCCAAGCGAGGGACAAATGCGCTTCACGATCAAGGCTTGCCTTGTAGTGCTTGTCGCAGGGATCATCACGATCATCTACGGAGTAGTCAAGTGATCCATCTTGTGTTTGATACGGAGACGACGGGCCTGCTTATGAACTCCGCAGTCGATGTCAAGCGACAGCCGAAGGTCATTGAGGCGTGTCTCCTCTCCTTCAACGACAAGGGCAAGATCGTGTCGAAGGTCGATGAGCTCATCTATCCGGGCGAACCGATCAGCGAGAAGATCACAGCCATCACCAACATCACGAACGATGACCTCAAGGGGAAGCCTCCCTTCAAGGCCGTTGCTCCCAAGATCGTCGCCGCCATCGAGAAGGCAGATGTGGTCGTCGCCCACAACCTGACCTTCGACATGTCGATGATCGACAATGAGCTCAAGCGCATCGGCCAGAAGGTCAAGTGGCCGAAGCGTCGCATCTGTACAGTCGAGCAGACCCAGCACCTGAAGGGATTCAATCTCAACCTGGGCCTACTCCACGAGCATCTGTTTGGCGCTCCGCACGAAGGAGCGCACCGTGCTGAGGCCGACGTCATGGCCCTTGCGCGTTGCTATTTCGAGTTGATCAAGAAGGGAGAGCTGTGATGAATGCGTTGGACTTGGTATGGGCCCTCAGGAAGATCGGCTCACCAATCGACGTTCACAAGTGCTACTGGCATGTTGTGCGCGATGCTGAGTCGAGGGGCTACGTCTCTGTGGCCCCTGTTCGTATCGCACTCCATGGCATCGACTACGTTCGTGTGACGATTGTCGCACGGATGTTCAACTGAGGGAGGGAAGGATGATCCGCGTTAGGACATCGTACAGCTTCAGGCAAGCTGCTGGCAAGATCGATGATGTCATGATGGCCCTTCAAGAGAAGGGCTACAGCATCGCTCCGATCACTGATCGTGCGTCTGCCTTCGGCTGGGCCAAGTGGACCAAGCTCAGCGAGAAGCTCAACATGCGTCCCGTCTATGGTGTCGAGCTGGCCGTGACCGATCAGACACCTGAGGTGCGCGCTGAGCGCAAGGAACGTCGGCTCAATGCCGACCACTTCACGTTCATCGCCAAGGATAGCCTTGTGCCCGTCAACAAGCTCATCACCGATGCGACGGAGATCAGTTGGTATGAGCCCATCGTCTACTATCACCAGCTCAAGAACATCGACCTGTGGAAGGTCGCAGGCAACGCCACGAAGCTCGACCTGATCAACGTGAAGGACCCCAACACCTTCGTGTCCCTCTCCCCTTCCTCTCCAGTCGGCCACATCAAGCGTGCCATCGAGAAAGGGTTCAAGTTGGTCGCTGCCTTCGACAATCGCTATCCAAGGGATGGCGACAAGTCGTTGTATGAGGTCGTGTGCGGCAAGAACGCGCGCCTTCAGTCCTACCCTCAGTGGATCATCAGCATCGATGAATGGAAGGAGGCCGTTGCGCACATCGCTCCAGCGAAGGAGATCAAGAAGGCCATCACCAACGCACAGATGATCCTCGACAACTCCACAGCCCTCCTCCCCCAAGGTGAGCTTCTCCATCCCCAGAGGCCGAAGGGAGGCTTGCGTGCGTTGTGCGTCGCTGGCGCCAAGAAGCTCGGCATCAACCTCAACGACAAGCAGTACAGCTCTCGACTGGAGCGTGAGTTGAAGCTCATCGCTGAGAAGAAGTTTGAGGATTACTTCTACATCATCGCTGACATGGTCGCTTGGGCCAGGCAGCACATGCTCGTTGGTCCTGCGCGCGGCTCCTCCTGTGGCTCGCTCGTTTGCTACCTCACAGGCATCACCACCGTTGACCCGCTCAAGTATGACCTGCTGTTTGAGCGCTTCATCGACATCAATCGTATGGACCTTCCTGACATCGACATCGACTTCAGCGATGTGCAGAGGGAGAAGGTTTTCAAGTACATGAAGGACAAGTATGGCGAGGATCGTGTTGCTAGGCTTGGTACTGTTGCTGTGTATCGTCCTCGAAGCGCACTGGCAGAGGCTGCTGAGAGCTTCGGCATCCCTCGCTGGCGCACAGACCGTGTGGCAGAAGCGTTGATCGTTCGCTCCTCCGCAGACAGCCGTGCGCTCGACACGCTGGAGGATACGCTGAGGGCGAGCGATGCGGGCAAGAAGCTGCTGGCCGATCATCCAGAGATGATCATCTCCACGCGCATGGAAGGCCATCCACGTCACAGCAGCCAGCACGCAGCCGGCATTCTCATTACAGAGAAGCCCATCGACCAGTATCTCCCCATCAGCTTCGACAGCAAGGCCGTCCACGCTGACAAGAAGGATGCTGAGGCCCTCGGCCTCCTCAAGATCGATGCGCTGGGCCTTACGCAGTTGTCCATCTTTGAGGACGTTCTGCGCATGCTGGGGAAGGGATACGACTACATCTACAACATCCCGTTGGACGATGTGGCAGCCGTCGAGTGTATCAACCAGCGCAAGTTCGCTGGCATCTTCCAGTTCAATGGCATCGCCCTCCAGTCGTTGAGCAAGGTCGTTCATGTCGATGGCCTCGATGATCTCATCACGATCACGGCCCTCGCTCGACCGGGACCTATGGCTTCAGGAGGAGCCAGCACTTGGGTCCGCCGCAAGAACGGCAATGAGCCTGTTAGCTATCCGCACAAGGCGTTTGAGCCGTACCTCAAGGACACGATGGGCATCGTCACCTACCAAGAGCAGGTGATGACGATTGGTCGCGAGATTGGCGACCTGAGCTGGGAGGACGTCACGAAGCTCCGCAAGGCCATGAGTGCGTCGCTGGGCGTTGAATACTTCAACCAGTTTGGCGACCGCTGGAAGGCTGGTGCGAGGAAGAAGGGCCTTGACCCTTCGGTGCTGGACAAGATTTGGGACGACATGTGCGCCTATGGCTCGTGGGCGTTCAACAAGTCGCACTCCGTCGCCTATGGCATCATCAGCTACTGGTGCTGCTGGCTCAAGACGTACCACCCCTATGAGTTCGCAGCGGCGACCCTCTCCCACGAGCACGATGAGGACAAGCAGCTCAAGACCCTCCGTGAGCTCGATGATGAAGGGATCAAGTTCATCCCCTTCGACAAGCACAAGTCCACCGACAAGTGGACCGTCATCAAGGACAAGGGAGAGAAGAAGCTGCTTGGCCCTCTCACTATCGTCCGTGGTATCGGCCCTGCCGCCGTCGATGAGATCATGGCGCATCGTCGCAGGCCGAAGGAAGTCAAGTTGTCGCAGAAGGTCGAGAAGCTCATGGACAGCGCGCGTGTTGAGCTCTCCTCCCTCTGGCCCATCCGTGATGCGTTCAAGAGGGAGAGGCAATCGCTGATCGACAAGCGCATCGTCAGTGAGCCGCGCGCCATCGGCAGCATCACAGAGGAGGACCATGAGTCAGAGTTGGTCGTGTTCTGCGTGCTCAGCAAGATCGACCTCAAGGATGAGAACGAAGCTGTGAAGGTCGCACAACGTGGCGGCAAGGTCATCACAGGAGAGCCGACTGCGAGCCTCAATCTGTTCCTCAAGGACGATACAGGGATCATGTTCGGCAAGATCACTCGCTGGGACCACGAACGGATGGGCGTGCCGATTGTTGAGAGGGGAGGGCCCAACAAGCATCTCTACGTCGCCAAGGGTATCATGAAGGTGAGCGGCGACTTCACAATGATGCTCATCAGGGGCATCCGCTACATCGGCCCATACGCAGCCGACAGCAAGGAGAAGAAGGCAGCATAAGCGTTCCCGCCGTCGCGGCGGGTATGCTCAAGTGTACACATCGTTGGGAGTAGTCAATATGGCCAAGGCAGCGAAGAAGGATCGTCCATCTCAGAAGGAGAAGGCATCCAGTGTTACGCATTTCCTGATCCAGTTCAGCTCTGTGCGCGACTACCTCGCGAGGATCGGCGCTGAGCCTCGCTCGATCAGGAGTGCCATCGTCAAGGAACACAGTGGCGTCTACTACAAGGACAGGTCGATCATCCGCTTCAGCAAGCAAGGTGAAGTGACGGCTGAGGAGAAGTATGCGCCCACTGAGAATGAGCGCGCTAGGATCAGCGCTGAGTTGAGCGGCGTGGTGTGGCCGGAGCCTGTGCCTACCAAGACGATCAAGAACCCCCATCCTCACTTCGCTGGAACGAAGGACAAGGACATGTTCATCTTCTATGACGATGAAGGGTTCATCACGATGATCCAACGTCGCTTCGAGGATGAGCACGGCAAGGGCTATGCGTCCTACACCTACTGGAACACCGACCAGTGGTTGATGATCGAGCCTGAAGAGAACCTCCCCATCTGGGGCACGCACCTCTACAAGGGACAGAAGGTCGCATTCCTCCACGAAGGAGCCAAGGCCGCGCGCTACGTCACGGACATGATTGAGAACGGGACGATTGGCGAGCATCCTTGGGGAGAGGATATGCTGGACGCTGTACATCTTGGCTGGGTCGGAGGAGCGATGAACCCCCAGCGCACGAACTGGAAGTGGCTCAAGGACAAGGGCATCAAGTTGGTCTACATCATCGCTGACAACGATGACAACGGCCGGGATGCCCTCCCCTCCATCAGCAAGGCGATCAACCTGCCTTGCGTCGCGGTCATGTTTGATGAACGCTTCCCTGTATCGTTTGACATCGCTGATCCCTTCCCCAAGGAGTTCTTCGGTGAGCTCGATGGGATCAAGTTCTACAACGGCCCGTCGATGAGCGCGATGTCGATGCCCTACACGTGGCTCACGGACGTTTGGACCGCCAACGTCAACGCTGGTCAGAGGGGGAGGCCCGCACAAGGCTACCGCCTGCGTGAGCACGCTGTCAATGACATCTTCTACATCGAGGACATCGACAGGTTCATGGTCCGCAAGAAGCCGGACGTCCAGTACACGGCTGATCATTTCAATCGCGCCGTCAAGAAGGTCAGCGACAGCTGGGACACCGCCAAGCTCGTGCTACAGGAGGATCGCAAGTTCGCAGCCCGCATCACCTACGATCCGGGCAAGCCTGATCTGTTCATTGATGAGTCGTCTGAGTGTAAGGTCTACAACACCTACCGTCCCACGCACATCAAGCCCCTGAAGGGTCCTGTTACGATCTGGAAGGACTTCATGCGCTACCTTGTGCCTGATGAGGAGGAGGCCGACCAGCTTATGCGTTGGTGCGCTACGCTCATCGCTCGACCGGACTTGAGGATGAGGTATGCTGTGCTGCTGATCTCTGAGAAGACAGGCGTTGGCAAGACGACGCTGATCAACTCTATCCTCGCTCCTCTTGTTGGGAAGATGAACGTCAGCTACCCCAACGAGCGTCGCATTGGTAGCGAGTTCAACGATTGGGTGGGAGCGAAGCGCTTGGCCTACATCGCTGAGATTTACCAAGGGCACGATTTCAAGGTGACCAACGCTCTCAAGGATGCGATCAGCGACGACAGCGTCACGATCAACGAGAAGTACAAGGCACCCTACAACGCGCCCAACTGGATCCACATCATTGCTTCTAGCAACTCGATGCGCGCGCTCAAGCTTGACCTTGAGGATCGTCGCTGGTTCATCCCGACTGTGACGGAGCAGAGGTGGCCTGACAAGAGGTTCATCGACCTTCACAAATGGCTGAAGGGAGGAGGTCTAAAGTTCATCCACCAGTGGGCGAAGGATTTTGAGGATGAGTCCGGCCTCAGCTATGTGGGGACGGAGGAACATGCGCCCATGACAACTCGCAAGAGGGAGGTCATCGATGAAGGAAAGAGTGAGTACATGCTGCTTGCTGAGTATGTGATCGAGGCGATTGCCAACTCTGACAAGCCTCTCGCGATCACGCCTGCTGATGTGTATACGAGTGTGACAACGACGCAGAACCAGCGGCGCTTCGGTCGCCTCTTTGACTCTGTGCGCGATGTACGCAAGCGTATGCTGGAGATGGGTCTTGTTGAGGTCAAGATTCAAGGCTCTGAGGCTCAGGGAAGGGTACGTGTTAGAGGGAAGCTCACGCCTATTCTCGCCAACTATGAGGGCGCGAAGCTGCTGAAGGAGGAGCCTACAAGGGAGGTATTCGCCCGCATCGACGCTTTCGGAACCGATCTGTACAAGGAAGCACTCGCTGAGGACATGTGATAGCAGTAGTCACTTGCTACACGTTTCCACAGGAACGATGCTGTGACAGACGTTCTAAGTTCTAGGGACCCCCCTACTCGTATTCGGCAACTGAATAAATCAGAGAGTATTTATCTTCCTAAGAAGTGCAGAACGGGGGGTCAGTAGAACTTAGAACTGACGGCTGCTTAACGATACAATGACAGGGCAGGCGATGTCCCTCCCCTGAGAGAGGCAAACATGACAACGACGTTTCGTGAGAGTGATGTACGCAAATGGATACGCAAGACGTGGAAGCACGGCATTCACTTCATTGAGTACGCTCAAGGTGGAGATGCCGGCAATCCTGATTGCCATCTTGTTCAGAGACGACGCCTTGTGCCGTGTGAGTTGAAGGTAGCAACGTACACGAATGGACGTTATGCGTTCAAGTTACGTCGCGCTCAATATGACTATCACAAGGAGTGCTATGACTACGGCATCCCAACGATCTTCGTTATTGGCTTCCAGCGAACGTATGTATGTGCTGCTGGGCCAAGCATCGAGTATGCCGACAAGATGGGCATCGTTGCTTCGAGTAAGTGCCGTGAGGTTACTCATCATGATGACCTCGCAGAGGCTATCGATGACGCTGTCAAGATTGCCAACCAACTCCGTCTGGTAGGATAGCGTCATGCTCAGTCGCTATATCCGAAAGGGAATAACGCCTGCCCTAGACATTGAGGCCCTAGCGGCCTCGCCTAGCGCAGGTGTTCGCTTCAGTACCAAGCCCCATGGTACGAACTTCGTTGTGTTGCCTTGGGCCTCCTATGGCCTGCTGCATGCGCGAGGAGGGGATGGGGTCGGCCTGACTGGTGGGGGGGTATGCACAAAGGTTTCCCCACATGATTGAAAAC